TGTGAATTGACTACTAAACGTACGATGGGAACTAAATCTGCATCGTATGTTAATGCCCATTTGTTAGCTGTTGCTAGTTGAGCATTTGTTGGGTTGTCAGCAGCATCACTCCACTTAGTACCCATGATGTGATAAGCACTGTGGTAATCAACAGACATAACATCCTGCTTGGATAGGATGTTTCTATCTGATTCAATACTTAATGGTGATTGCTGACCTTCAAGAATTGTTCCTGACTTAATTAAATAGCAGTAGAACTCGATCTGATGACCAGATGCACCAGGAGCTACTGTATTAACCTGAGAGTCAATAACAACATTCATTCCAGCAAACTGTCCGATGCCTCTGTCAGTGATACCAACACCACCGCCACCCCATTGGATGCCAGTTCCAGTTGATAATGCAGAAGTAGAGAATGTAAGCATACCAACCTGATATAGGTAGTAAGCAACAGATGGGTGAATTACTAGAGTATCTAGCTCTTCTCCTCTTTCTCCAAGAAGTGATCTACCTCTTGCAACTGCTGATGCAGTTAGGAAGTTAGCATCAGTAGCACCAGTACCAGCTTTTGCTAAATCTAAATTATTAGAAGAAAGAGCAGTACCAAATACACCTTGAAGATGACTAAATAATCTTGCTGAATTTAGTTTGTTGATAGCATCTGCAATCTGGTTTCTGATATGACCCATTGGATCTTCACCAGCAGCCAGTACAGCTACATCATCAACAGCGTATGCAAAACCTCTATGACAGATGGTTGCAATCTGTGTTCCTGTACCAATTTTCTGTGGTGTTAAGAAACCATTGTTAGATGTACCCCAAGTTGCTGTTCCATCTAAGATTTCCTCAGTTGGAGAGATTGGGTTGAACTCTGGAACTTGTATTCTTGTTCCACCTTCTGTTGCATCAAGAAGTGCATTACGCACAACAGCACCAGATTTTATAAATGCACTACGCTCTTT